TCATAGGACTTTAGTGGAAGAGGAAGGCTTTGACACCACTACTCCTGAATACTATGCTGAGATTGACAAAAGAGTTCGAGAGGCTTTTCCACATAAGTTCAACAGTGAAGTTGTTGTGGAACAAGCCGCCTCAGTACCAGAAGGACGACGCCCCCAACAGGCCGTTGCCTCTGCCGTTCGTTCCAGCAATTCTGGACGCAAAACAGTAAAACTCTCTCCTAGTGAAGTTGCGATAGCCAATAAACTTGGAGTGCCACTTAACGAGTACGCGAAATACAAACGCTGATGGAGAACGACATGACTGAACAAAAAGTTGATCGCACTCCCCGCGCTGCTAAGACTAGGGCGGCTAAACCACGCCGTAAACCTTGGCAACCACCGTCTATGTTAGACGCACCTCCACCCCCAGAAGGTTATGCTCACCGCTGGATCAGGGCTGAAGTGAGGGGATTTGATGACCGGAAAAATATCTCTGCCCGTATGCGAGAAGGGTGGGAATTGGTCCGTAAAGAAGAATACCCTGATTTTGAAGCTCCTACGATGGATAGCGGAAAGTACGAAGGAGTTTTTGGTGTCGGAGGATTGTTACTAGCCCGTATTCCTATAGAGATTGTGGATGATCGTACAAGTTACTTCCAGCAGCAAAATTCGGAAGCTATGCAAGCGGTCGATAACGATCTTCTAAAGGAAACGCAGCATCATTCGATGGCTATTCAGAAGCCTGAACGTCAATCGCGTGTTACGTTTGGTGGTCCTAAAGCAGAAGCTTAGGAACTACTGTTTTAATTCAACAATTGCTTTGAGGAGCAAATGGTATGGCTAATCTCAATGGATCGTGGGGTTTAAGACCTGTCGCTAAGATGGGCCAGAACTCCAACTCCACTGGTGTTAGTGGCTATACAATGTATGAAATTGCCAACGGCAATACTAACGTTCTTTATCAAGGTCAACCTGTTATACCCCTAAGTACGGGATATATCGACTTAACAGGTGATGCCGCTGGTGGGTCTGTTGGTTTGCTTGGTGCTTTCATGGGTTGTGAATACGTCTCTAGCACTACTGGAAAACCCATTTGGTCTATGCATTGGCCCGGTTCTGGGGCTGATAGCAATCATCCAGTGAAGGCTTGGGTCGCAGATGACCCACTACAAATCTTTACGATTGCAACGGATGCCACATGGACAAGTAAGGCAACGGCGAGAGCCGGTGTATTTGCAAACGCAGCCTTTGCCACAGCTACCAGTGGAAGTACTACTACTGGTATGTCATCTGCTACATTGGGCGTTTCTACAATCAACACTACCAATACCTTGAATTTAAGGATATTGGGGTGGGTTGATGATGCGTCTAATCAAGATTTCAGTGCTGCTGGTATTGGCGTTTTGGTACGGTTGAACAATCACTATCACAGCCCCAATGGTGCGGCTGCTGCTGGTACTGTTTCAACCACTGGCATATAGGAGGGCTGACTAATGGCTATTAGTAGAGCGCAACTAGTCAAAGAGTTGGAACCCGGCCTTAATGCCTTGTTTGGCTTGGAATATGACCAATACGGAAGAGAGTACGAAGATATCTTCAATATGGAGAACTCTGATCGTGCTTTTGAAGAAGAGGTCATGCTGAGTGGCTTTGGTTCAGCGCCAACGAAGACTGAAGGTACGGCCATCACTTATGATGACGCACAAGAAGTCTACACTGCTCGTTATACAATGGAGACAATTGCACTTGCATTCTCCATTACTGAAGAGGCAATCGAAGATAATCTTTATGATCGATTGGCTGGTCGGTATACACGGGCTTTGGCAAGAAGCATGAGCCAGACCAAAGAGGTCAAAGGTGCAGCGGTTCTTAACAATGCATTTGACAGTACCTATACGGGTGGTGATGGGCTGGAACTTTGTTCCACGGCTCATACACTAGCCAACGGTAATACTTTCCGGAACGAGCTTTCGACAGCCGCCGATTTGAATGAGACCAGTTTAGAACAGGCTCTTATTGATATCGCGGGATTTGTCGATGAGCGTGGTCTGAAGGTTGCCGTAAAAGGTATGAAACTGATAATTCCAAAGGAACTTCAGTTTACTACGGATCGTTTACTTGAATCGACGCTTCGTCCTGGGACAGCGGACAACGACATCAATGCTATTCGGAACATGGGAATGGTTCCGGAGGGCTATGCCGTTAACCACTATCTAACGGACACTGATGCTTGGTTCATCAAAACGGATGCCCCAAATGGAGTGAAAGGTTTTAATCGAACTCCGATTAGAACTTCCATGGAAGGCGACTTTGACACAGGAAATGTGAGGTACAAGGCTCGCGAACGCTATGCGTTTGGCTGGTCTGATCCTCGCGGTATCTTCGGTTCACCCGGAGCGTAATGAAATGCAGGGAAGGGGTTCGCCCCTTCCCTTCTTTTCTGGGATATAACAGCCCTAGCGACTGGCCCAGCAGACGCTTACGAAGACTCTAGGGCAAACCCTCTCGTAAGGAGGTACTTGTTATGGCGAACACACATTTTTCAGGTCCAGTTCTCTTTTCAGCGGCTCGACCTACTCTCGAAAATCTTAATATTGGTGCATGGCCGGATCAAACTCGGTTCATGGACGACTTCACGGGTATTCTCTTGGATGCCACCAATGACTGGACCGTTGTAAAAGATTCCAGTGCTACGGTAGCTTTACAGGCGGATGCCTTAAATGGAGTAGTTGATCTTACTTCTGCGGCAACTACGGATAATGACGGCAGCTCTATTCAAGGAAATGAAATCTGGGGACTTCCTTCAACAGCGGGGCAAAGGCTTTATTTTGAAGCTCGTTTCCAAATGTCTGACGTAGACCAGATGGATATGTTCATTGGGGTTTGTGAAAACTTTGCAACAAATCCAGAAGCTATTTTCACTGCGTCGAACAGGATTGGTTTCCAAATTGATGATGGAGATGCGACTCCTCATTTAATCACTGAATCAAGCGACAGTGAAACCGATACGACTTTGTCAGGAACTACATATGATCTTTCTGACGCGACAGATGTTACGGTTAGTTTTGTGGCTACAAAAGGAACGACAACCGATAAGGTAAAGTTCTATATCAACCGGACCCTTGTAGGAACTCATACTACGAATGTTCCGACAGCCAATATGACGCAAGCGGCTGCGGAAGTTTCTGGTGATGCCACTGGTACAAAGTCAATGAGTATTGACTACATTATGGTCGCACAAGATCGTGGCGTTAGTTATTAATTGATTTGGATTAGGGGGCGATTACCCCCTAACTCCTTGCTTTATAGGAGAGTCACATGGCTGATGCTGTAGCGACAACCACAATAATAGACGGCCCAAGAAAAGCTGTCATTTATTGTACTGATACCAGTGATGGGGGTGGAGAAGCTGCTGTAACAAAAGTGGATGTATCTGCCTTATCTCAGAGTCCCAATCTGGATACCTGTACCGGAGTTCGATTAGAAAAAGTGGTTTTTTCAAATGTAGGTATGGGTGTAAAAATTCTTTGGGATGCGACTACTGATGTAATCGCATTGGAACTTCCTGCTGATTATTCGGATACATTGGATTTTTCCGACATCAGCGGTTTGCCTAATTATGCTGGAAGCGGCAAAACAGGGGATATCCAATTTACTACAGTGGGTCATACTAGCGGAGATACTTATTCCGTTACTTTGTACTGTATTAAAGAGTACTAACCGATGGTGGAGCTGGATCGCAAGAATGAACTGGATATAGTTCAAATTCGGGGCGATCTTAAATTGATAGCTCAAAAAGTGGACTCCCTAAAAAAGAATGATTTATTTCACATACAAAAGTCGATTGATGGAATTAATAGAGTTCTTTGGGGGGTAGGTTTTTTGATTCTTGGTCAATTAGCCATGGCAATAAAATCTCTTTTTGTGGGATAATAGGAGTTTGTTTTTATGGCTCTTTCTGGATCAAAAAACTTCGAGCCTGATGTAGCTGAATATATAGAGGAAGCATTTGAGCGGTGTGGTTTACAGTTAAGAACGGGTTATGATGCTCGGACTGCACGGAGATCACTAAATCTTTTATTCGCGGACTGGGCTAATCGTGGATTAAATCTCTGGACGGTAGCAGAAGTGACCCAAACAGTTGCTTCCGGTATTACTGAATATCCATTGGGAACTATTACATTAACGGTAGCAGATAGCAGCAGTTTTACTATCGGTGAAACTATTACCGGAGGAACCAGTGCGGTAACTGCTTCTGTCATAACAAAGCCGCTTTCCACTACCATGACAATAACAGTTCCTTCTGGAACTTTTACTGCTGCTGAAACCATTACTGGTTCTTCCAGTTCTGCCACTACTACAGTCAGTTCTGTTCCGTCGCTAAGTGATGTTCAATCTTCTGTGGATATTTTATCGGCTGTAGTACGACGAGACAGCACTGATATAACCATCAACAGAATCGGAAGAGACGATTATCTTCGCATACC